GGACGGCAAGGAATGTTACCGTATGATTTAACATTCTACTATGACGAACCTCTCTTGTCTAAAGAGCTTTTAGCTAAAACATAAACCTTGACATTTAACAAAAAATGTGATATACTGAGATACATATGACTTACTTAGATTTAGTAAACAACACACTTAGGCGACTCCGTGAAGACACTGTATCCTCAGTTAGTGATACAGATTATTCTGCATTGATTGGTATTTTTGTCAATGATGCATTACGCTTTGTAGAGTCTGCATGGGACTGGTCAGTATTGCGGGATACACTTACTGTTACAACCGTAGCAGGTACACCTACGTATTCTTTAACTGACTATGGAACACGGTCGGAGATATTGTATGTGCATGATGAAACAAATAACAGAGTCATCCCTCGTGAGTCACTTCAGCGACTTCATGAGTTGGCGTTGGGAACAGATAACGCAAACGGAACTATTCAGTATTTTGCTATTGATGGTGTAGATGCTAATCAAGATATGCAAATTCGGTTCTACCAAACACCCGACAGTACAACATCTATCAACGTGTATGCAGTCAAACGGGGAACCGAATTATCCAACGATACAGATACTACAAGTCTTCCTAGTCAAATTATTGCACAGTTTGCTTTTGCCTACGCACTACGTGAGCGTGGTGAGACAGGCGGCCAGTCTGCAGGAGAACAGGTAGCACTTGCACAGGCAGACTTAACCAATGCAATTGCGTTAGATGCAGGATTAAGACCTGAAGAAGTTAACTGGAATGTCAGCTAATGGATAAAGAACTTCAAAGTATTGCTGTTCAAGCACCGGGATTCTTTGGGTTAAACACTCAAGACAGCCCTACGTCACTTTCTGAACAATTTGCTCTGGTTGCTGACAATTGTATTATTGACCAATTCGGGCGTATTGGTAGTCGTAAAGGATGGAATTATCTTACAGAAACAAATCCTGACGATATTGTCCACGTTAGCGAGCTAATTAAAAATGATGGAACATCTGAAGTAATCAGTGCTTCTGCTACTGCAGTGTACAAAGGAACAACAACACTAACAGACATTACACCTGCAACTTACACTGTTAGTGATGGGTTGTTTAGCAGTGCCAACTTAAATGGGACTATATACTTATTTAGACGTGGTGAAGACCCTTTATATTACGACGGCACTACGTGTGATTTGATTGAAAACAACGCATTCTACTCCGGTACAGTGCCTAAAGGAAATTGTGTTGTTTCAGCGTTTGGTCGTTTATGGGTAGCCAACACAGACACAGATGCACAAGGAGTGTATTGGTCTGATCTTCTAACTGGTATGAGTTGGGACACAGGAAGCGCAGGATACATTGATGTATCTAAAGTGTGGCCTAATGGTAATGATGTAATCACTGCAATTACAGTCCATAACAACTTCCTTATTATCTTTGGTAAAACTCAGATACTCATTTATCAAGGAGCAGACGATCCTGCAACAATGTCAATTGCGGATACTATTGTAGGCACTGGGTGTACTGCTCGTGACACAATTCAATTAACAGGAAGCGATGTACTGTTCTTGTCTGACACAGGTGTTCAAAGTTTAGGACGTGTTATTCAAGAAAAATCTGCTCCAATGCGAGACATCTCTAAAAATGTACGCACAGAATTAACATCTCTAGTTACTTCTGAGGGTGGTCATGTTATTTCTGTCTACTCTCCTGAAGAAGCATTCTACTTGTTGCACTTACCAGACAACGGTACTACGTACTGTTTTGATATGCGTAGCCCATTACAAGATGGTAGCTCACGTGTTACTAAATGGGATACAATTACCCCTCAGGCTCTCTGTAGGCTCCGTGACGGGACGTTGTTGCTTGGTAAGGGTCTAGGTATTGCTAAGTATGACGGGTTTGATGACAACGGTTCTACGTACATCATGTCATACTTTACCAACTACTTAGACTTTGGTGCACCATCTAATTTAAAATTATTAAAGAATTTAAAAATAACAATTATCGGGGGTAGTGACACTCAGGCAACACTAAACTGGGGATATGATTACTCTTTTGCCTACCGTAAGAAAACTTTTACACTCGCTGAGCAGATCATTGCAGAATATAATATTGCAGAGTACAACATCGGTGAGTTTAACGCAGGTGTCTTGGTAAACCGTCCACAGGTACAGGCTTCAGGTGGAGGTCAAGTAGTGCAACTTGGTATTGAATCAGAAATTAACGGGTCTGCTGTATCAGTTCAGCGTTTGACCGCACAGGCTATTATTGGAAGGACTATCTAATGTCAAACTATACTAAGACAACCAACTTTGCTGTCAAGGATAACTTGGCAACTGGTAATCCGGCAAAGATTATTAAAGGCACAGAGATTGATGCCGAATACAACAACATTGCAACCGCAGTGGCAACTAAGGCAAACACCGCAGACCCTACATTCACAGGGACTGTAACAATACCAACGCTATCTGTCTCAGGTACTGCGACTATTGGTACAATTGACGGAGGTACATACTAATGGATGATTTAGCAAGTTTACTTTCTGGGGCAGGTATGATTGGTGCGGCGTTCTTGCCGTATGAGCTTTCCGAAGACAGAATTACAAATTTAGAAACTTTAGGTGCAGAGCTAGGAACACGTGCCACAGGAATTGGGCAGACTGCGGCAGATGCGGCGGCATTTCAACCTTTTGCAGTAAAAACAGGCACAGCTACGACAAGTGTAGGAGCAGACGGCGGTTATGAGATGCAATTGTCTCCTGAGTTACAGGCGTTGCAGAATCAACTAATTGGACAAGCCGGAACAACTGCAGGTACAGGGACAATAGGTGCTCAAGGTCTATTTGACCTCACTCAACAAATGAGATCACCTGAGATTGAACGTCAACGTCAACAGTTAGAACAGAGACTGGCAATGCAAGGACGCTTGGGCACTCAAACAGCAATGTTTGGAGGAACTCCTGAAGCACTTGCAATGGAAAAAGCATTAGCAGAGCAACAGTCAGCCGATTTGTTCCAAGCACAACAACTTGCGCCACAACTTGAAGCGGCAAGAATCAGTAATATCACAGGTTTATTAGGTGCGGCGTACTCTCCAGAGAATCAAGCACTAGCGGCTCTTACTCCGGGAATTGATATTTCTCGTATTGCTCAAGCAGGTCGTCAAGGACAGGCTGAAGCACTTTACAAAGGTGGTATTGCAGGACTTGAAGCAGAAGCGACAGCGGCAACAGCGGCGGCTAACGTGGAAGCGGCACGTACACAAGCTCTGGCAAACGCCTTGTCTGGAATCTTTGCACGTCCTGAAAAAGGTGGTGGGAAGTCAATAGGTGAGGATTTAATTTCTCAGATTCTTGGGATCAAAAAACCGGCTTAAGGAGTCATTATGGCACAGAATCCAGATTTTTTGGGGCTTCTAAAAACCCCTTCTCAAGTACGAAGAGAACAACAAGAACGTCTAATGAAAGAATCCTTAGCACGTAGCCAACAAATGATTACAAATACAGGCACGACAGCACTTCCTGCAATTCTTTCTCGCTATGGTGCACAAGGAGTACAAGAGGCAACAATGGCAGGTGCAGGGTTGCTTAGGGGTATCACAGGTGGCTTAGGGACTGCTGTAGGCGGTGACATGGGACAGCGTATTGCTGACTTAGGTGTTCCTGTTGAAGAGCGTCAGGCTCGTGCGGGTCAAGAAATTATTTCAGGAATGAAAGTTGATGATCCTGCTTCTATTCGTGCGGCGGCTCAGCGTCTGCGTGAAATGGGACTTACTAATGCTTCTATGCAGTTAGATCAACAAGCACGTCGAGTTGAATTAGAGCGAGATAAACAAAAACTAACAGATTTACAAATTAAAGAAGCGGAATACAATGTTGAGCAATTAGGTAAAAAGAAACCAATATCTCCTAGCGTATATTCTACTCTTGTTGAAAAACATGGTGTTGAAAACGTAGAAAAGTTTTTAACAAGTCGTAATGTTAAAGACCTTGGCCCTATTGTTAAGGACGAAAAAACTAAAGCTCTTTCAGTTTGGGGTAAAAAACTTGCGGATGCAGGATATACTCCGGGTACACCTGAATTTGAAGAGCAAATGCGAGTTGTAAACTTAAAAGAACAAGACGCTATTGGTAGATCAGTTACTGTTAATGAAATGAACTCATTAGAGCAAAAACAATTTTTAGGTGACGCTATTCAAAGTGACCCTAATTATGATGCCGCAGTTCAAATGGAAACAAAATTGTCAAAAGCTAACAGTGTTATGCCGGCGGCACGTAAAGGAGAACGCCCTGCGATTACATTGTTGCAACGTACAATATCAGATTTGTATAATTCAGACACAAGATCGCAGTCTGAAATTGATCGGTTAGTAAGTGCAAACAAGAGTATTACTGAAACAGTTACTGATGCAGGTACGCAATTTGTGTTTGGCGAATTAACTCCTAAAGCATTAAGCGAACTACAAACAATTCTGAACAATGCGGATACGTTAATTAACAATACAAAAACTTCTATTGTAGAAAATAAATTAACTTTGTTTAATACTGAAATTCAAGATGAAAATGTTCGTTCTTCAATAACACAAAGTTACGGTGGAAAAGATAAATCTACGCCTTCAACGCAACAACAAGAACAACCCACAACACGTAGACGTTATAATCCCGAAACAAAACAGTTTGAAACAGTAGGAGGCTAATATGGCTTACCAAGAAATCGAGGTGCCGGGAAAAGGTATCTTTGAATTTCCTGCTGAAATGAGTGATGAAGAAATTCAGAGCATTCTTGAAGATCATTTAAGTTCAGAGAAATCATCTAACGAAGAACAAATCGTAGAACAACAAGAGCAACAAGAGTCTACATTAAGTTACTTGTTGGATCAAGCAAAAGTTGGATTGTCTGAATTTGCTACAGGATTGATACCTAATTTTGATATGCTAACAACTGATATTACTCAGTATGGTGATATTACTAATCCTGAAAATGCGGCTCGGTTTGAAGCGGATGCACAAGCTAAACGTGAAGCAATTCAGAGAGAGTTATTTGGCATAGAAGGATTACAACCTCGTAGTCAAATGGAGCGTACTTTAGGAGCAGGTGTAAGAGCTACAACAGCAGAAGGGCCATTAGCGGTTGTTGGAGCCAGAGGCCCAGTATCTGCACTAGGCGAAGTAGGAATTAGTGTATTGTCTGGAGCCGCAGGGCAGTATGGATCAGAGACAGCAGGGGCGGGTGCAGAAAAATTAGGTTTACCTGAGCAAGCTGTACAAGCAGCTCAAATTCTAGGCGGTACTGTGTTAGGATCAACCCCTGCAACAGCTACATCTGCATCTCGTGGCTTATTAACAGCAAGTACGCAAGGGATTAAAGCAGTTCGCACTAAGCGAAAAGAATTAAAACAAACTGTTGATGGTGTAGCTAACTATGTTGCTGACCAACATACTCGTGCAGTTATAAACAATGCTTTAACGGCAAAGCCAGATACCCCTGCTTTAATTGAAGGCGTTAAAGAACTTTCTCGTGTTTTGCCAAATGTCGAGGAAGGCTCAATTCCTCCGTTTATTGCATTACAATCTAATCCTGTATTTAAACAAAACTTTGAATACCTTATTCGCAAGAGTCCTACGTTCCGTGCTGAAGCAGAGCAATCATTAAAAACTCTCAATAGCTTGGTAGACCAACGCCAGACTCAACTATTTGGAAAAGGCGGCGCAGAAGCTGAAGCTGAAATCTTACGAGCGTTGCCAAAAAATTATACAACAACCATCAAACAAGCAACGAAGCGTATTGATAGCATTGATTTGTCAATGCAAAAATTATCTGAAGCTGTAAAAACACCAAAAGATGTTGTAGATATTGGTAGGGCCGCTGATAATCTCATGCAAGCAAAAGAGAAAGCAGTTAGAGATAAGCTCAGCCCTCAATATGAAAAGTTACTAAACGATGCAGATTCCGCAGGAATTAAAATGCCCGGCGCAGGTCGAAGAGACATTTATAATTATACAAAAACTAAAACTGTAGAAGATATATTTCAAAAGTTTCCTTCAATTTACAATAAAATTAACACTTACTTTAAACCTAAAAAGGTAAAAAACAAAGAAACTGGTAAAACCTCTATAGTATTTGACCCTGTTAGCATTAAACAAGTTGACTCATTAAAACGTGAAATTAACAAACAACTCCGTACTCGTAAGTTAAATAATGATGAAGCACGGTTATTAAATGAGTTAAAAACAATTACTCAAAATTCAATTCAAAGAATGCCTGAAGAGTTTGTTACTAGTTATACATCGTTAGACAAACAATACTATCAAGAGTTAGGTATCCCATTTAGCTCGGCAGGAGCGAAACAATTTGACTCAGCTAAGTTTTCGTCACAGGTTGGAAACTACTTAGCTAAGCCTGAGCAAGCCGCAGACTTCTTAAAAATTGCAGGAGATGAAGGTATTCCAATTGTCCGTGATGCAGTATTATTACGATTACAAAATTCTGTAATGTCGGATGATGTCATTGATCTCCGTAAGTACGGTAACTTTATTAGGCAAAATGAGCGATTGATAAATACTGTACCGGGATTGCGTCAAGAACTTTCTGATGTTGGGAACGCAATGAAGAAGATGGATATTGCAAAATCAACACTAGATAGTGAATATAACATTCGTTCTCGTGAGCTTACTGAAGGGTTATACAAGCGTCTGAATGATAGAGGGCTTGATGGTGTTGTTACAGACATTTTAAATCAACCTCTCAAAGCAGATCGTTATCTTCAGGATTTGAAAAACTTTACGCCGGAGTCTGCTAAGATTGTACGCAAAGGTATTCAGTCTGCAATGTTTGATAAAGCTAAAAATGCATCTGGTACATCAATGATGGAGTTTATTAAGAAAAACGAAAATGCTTTTAACAAAGTGTTTGGCCCTCGTTATTTGGAGAACGTGAAATCTTTAGGTCAACTCAATGATTTGTTAAAGAATGTTGATCCCGAAGCGGCAAGATTTGCAACGACGTTTAAAAACTCAGATCAATTAGAAGCACAGATTGGTATTTCCGCACCGCAGTTACAGTCAATCTTACGGGATAGGATTACTAACGTAGGTACAAAACTAGCTATTATCTTCTCTAAAATCAATTCATCTCAAGCAGTAGCTAAACAAGATGCATCAATGCGTGATTTGTTAATGAATCCTGATGCTTTAGAAACCCTACGAGTTACAACTGAGCAGTCTCAAGTATCAATGTCTCCAAAGTTAATGAAAACTGTATTAGAGACGCTAAGTGCATCAATTAACTCTAAAGCAGTAATTGCGGCAGAAGCGGCACAACAAGAGATAGAACAACCTCTGGAAGAAACGCCGATAAACTACGACTACTAACCTAAAAAAAGGGGACTAAAGAGTCCCCTAAGCTCACTGGAGAGTGAACTGACCCCTATTCAAAACTCTCAAAGATGTCCCCAATCATAATTTTAAAAAACGGGACATTTATCACAAACCCATCAAAGAAATACACTTTGGCCTCACCAATGTCTTCTCCGTCTTTCCAACCTAACACTGGCTGTGCTTCTACTGTCTCTGCCGATAGCCCAAAGACATGATGGAATCTAACTGCTATCATACTGCTACCGCCTTATAGAGATGCTTAGGGTTGCCTGAGTATGCTGAGGCTCCCCCTGTTTTGTTAAATGATTGGTCGATGGCTGATTGTTCATTTATGGCTAAGTAGCGTCCACAGAAGCGTTCACCGAAATACACATCATACAGTCTTACCATCCCCAATCCTCCCCATTTAAACCATGTGCGTTGTAATCAGTGACACGCTTCTCAAAGAAGTTACTCATTGATGAGCCACCTAATAGTTCCTCCATCCACGGAAGAGGATTCTCCTTAACCTTCCAGTTCGTCTTGAGACCAAGTTGCAGTAGACGTCTGTCTGCGAGGTAGCGAATGTACTGCTTGACATCTGCCGCCGACAAACCTTCCAAGTCACCCATCTCATACGCCAAGTCAATAACCTTGTCCTCAAGTTTGACCGCAGTTCTAAACATCTCGTATATATCTTTCTTGAAATCATCATTCACAATCCGTGGGTGCTCATCACAGAACTCCCTAAACAACTTAGCCATACCTTCAGCGTGTTGTGATTCGTCTCGTACAGACCATTCTACGACTGTACACATCCCCGGCATCTTACCGTAGCGTTGGTAGTTGAGGAGCATCGCAAATGCTGAAAACAAACTCATACCTTCATTCAACACTGAACGTGCAATTGCAAGGGCTGTACCGCTTATAGAATTTACGTCTAATCCGGACATGAACTCCAGTTTTGCAGACATTTGCTGATACTCAAGGAACGTCGTGAACTCTTCCTCAGGTAACCCTAAGGTATCATTCAAGAGGGCGTAGGCTCTTTGGTGGATGAACTCTCGACTTGCAAAGGCCGTAAGCATTGCCCGGATTTCATTGTTCTTAAACTTGGGTATATAATACTCCAGATAGTTTGTCCCCACCGCAACGTCTGTTTGCGTAAAAAGCCGCAGGATTTGGGTGATATGGTTCTTTTCGTTTTGCGATAGTACATCTGATTTCCAATGGTTGACATCTGTTTGTAGCTCTAGTTCATCCTCAATCCAGTGAATACGCTCATGCTGTGTAGCGTACTCGACTGCCCAAGGGTAGCTAAAGGGTTTGTATGTAGTGTTACTCTCCAGTAGTGCCATTTAGTTCTCCAGTTCTGATTGGTTTTGGTATATTACATTCATCAAATTGTTATTATGATATTGTAGCCTATCCACCTCATCTTGTAAACTCTGAATGTGTAGATAACAGTCGTTGAGTATCTGTTTATTAAAAGGATCGGAGTCCTTAATGAGCTCTAGTCGCTTAATCAGATTCTTTGTTGCGTCTTTCATCGGACTCCTTCAGTATCTGTACTATCACCTTCTCGTAGTGCTTCTGTGCCTTGTCCAGTCTCCGCTTGGCGTGTGCCTTCAGGAGCTTTAAGTAAATCTTTTTCAATTTGGTAGTCATTATTCTCCTTATCTAAAGCCATCTCTAGCAACCGTGTCAACCCAACTTCAACCAACAACCGTGTAGCTTCTACGTCTGTTTCAATCTCTAATTTGGCAGAACCATCTTCATTCTCTTCTAAGCGTTTGACTTCAATCAATCCAGTTTGCATATTCTCTCCTTTGCATAGTATTCCTATGCATTATTTAACGTACTTACTCATAAACTGTTCTGGTGTCTTATACCAGTACCATGTATTCTTTCCTTTTACTCTCCACTTAGGATTCGCTAAGGATATAATGTACTTTCCATTAACAGTGATTAATCCACCACTTGTGCGCTCTACGCTTGCCCCTGCTTTCACAAAGTCAATAATAGTACGAAGCCTCTTAATTTCTTTGTCGTGAGGGTTGCTGTATTGCATCTTGTCGTAATTACGCTCTTCACAGGCTTTAGATTGTTTCTTTTCCTGCTCAATTCTTTCTTCCAAGATTGCAAGTTGCTCCTGAGTAACAGGGCCGTTAAAGCCCTGTAGTAACTCAGCTTCATT